CTCACAGAAGATGGATATCCTCTGTCTTTTTGATGAGATTGTGAAGGTTTTTTCCCATGGTAGAGATGGCTCTACAGGAGAAAACTTAGCTAAGAAGCCCAAGTATATTAACGCTGATACAATCAGTATGTTAGATATACTTGGCTCAAAATGTCCTAGCATTTTTCAAAAGTGTTATTGTGATGGAACAGAAATGTCCCGTACGGAAAAAGTTGATATGTTTTTTGGTGGAAGCCGAAGAGCCTACGATAAGTTTGAACGACAATTATTAAGCACTGTGCTTTTCTGTCGGTCAACAATCGAGGTCCTACGACATCACCTTGATATGTCTAATTTTATTCTGAGGGATTATGCTGATTTCCTTAAAACAGTACATTCTTGGAATGGTAAAGATTTTGAGAAGTTCGCTAAATATGCTACAGCTTATCCTCTTGCGAAATTTTTGAATAATGAACTACCTCCTAAGCCACCCGGCTTTGAAGGCAATCCTTTAGTTTTTAAAGGGAAAATATACCAGTATTTGAAGACACGTCTCACGGGAGGCGTTTCTTTAGTAAACAATAAAACCAAACAAATTAATAAAAAGAATTTATCTCTTTGGTGGTCTTACCTTCAAGGTATTAAGAGGGGCTGTAATTCTGTTTCAGATGATTTTTTACTTGATGCTTACCGTAAACACGGTAGTATTATTTCAAAGGTCCCTGATGTACAGTTTGACCCTTATAGCTTTGATGAGTTAGATTTCAAGAGTAAGTTCTCTTTCTTTGCTGATCGTTTTACCTCCCATTTTCATGAACCCACTCCGAAATTATTTGAAGCTACTGCTTCATCGGCTTTAGGTGTTTCAAGAAATACAGGTGGTGCGCGTGAAGTTATTCGTGATGTCTTTTCTGGTCGTTACAATTTGTCAAAACTTTACTCTGGATTAGAGCAAGCTTTTGAACAACAACGTCTCGACATAGGACCGGATGATGATGATTATATGACGGATGATGATAGATCGGTTTGTGACACAGTTGCACAGCCGGAATTCGAAGCAAATTTCACTGGTGAGGGTATTCAATATACTCTTGGTGGTGTTATGCGTGAGATTCCTTGTAAGAACTTTACTTTTAAAGAACTTACAGATCTGCCGGATACGTTTGGAACAGTCAATATGTATAAAAATGTGGATAGTACCGTAATAGAGGAATTTAATGTTACAAATAATATTAATTTACCTGTTTGGGACTCCGTGTTTGATCGTACACTGATCAGTCAAGATTTTCTTGATTGTGTTCCGATTGATTCAAAAGGTTTTACAGAAGTTTTTGGGCTACCTTGCCCGAAATTAAAGGATGTTATCGAGTTAGCAAAGACCGAACCAGTAATTGCAAAAGTACATGCTATTTCTGAACCATTAAAAGCTCGTTTAATCACAAAAGGACCTCCATTGAGGTATTGGATTTCGAGATTTTTTCAGAAGGCAATGTGGCAATATCTTCAGAATTATGCAGCCTTTTCCTTAACAGGACGACCTTTAAATGTTACCGATCTTAATCTACTAATTAGTAGAGCTAAAAAGATGGGATTTAAATTTAATAGTTTTGTTTCAGGGGATTATAGTGCCGCTACTGATGGTTTGGATATTAATTTTACTAAAATATGTTTCGAATCTTTCTTATCTCATTGTTCTTACAGTGAGGATTTAACTGAAATTCTTAAGTCTGTTCTATATGAACACAGAATCACATATCCTGATTATACTGAAATAGAATCTTTTATGCAAATGAATGGCCAATTAATGGGATCGACATTGTCTTTTCCCATATTATGTATGGTTAATTTTATTTGTTATTGGATGTCTATGGAGTAATATATGGGTTGCAAGTTGAATATTCATGACTTACCAGTTTTAGTTAATGGAGATGATATTTTATTTCCATCAAATGATAAGTTATATAAGATTTGGTTACGGAATATAAAGAAGGTTGGTTTTAAGTTATCCGTTGGAAAGAATTATGTACACCATAGTGTTTTAACAGTTAATTCTCAATGTTATCAATATTTCTATAATACAGAACAATTTGTCCCTGTTAAGTTTTTGAATTGTGGCCTTTTAACAGGCCAATCAAAAAAGGGCGGTTCTATATCATCAAGAAGTGATCAATCATTGACTTCAATTTATAATGAGGTTATTGAGAGTACACCGAATCCTGTTCGTACCCATAAAAGATTTCTTTATTATTATCGCGATATCATAAATAAGCATACCAAATTTGGTTCTTATACTATGAATTTATTTGCAGATATTAATTATGGAGGTTTAGGGTTTAAGAATGACTCTATTGAGCCAAACTTCACTGAAGTTCAGAGATTAATGGGTGCTCTCAATGAGAGACAAGTTAAACAGTGTGTTGCGGACCTCGATATTCGAGGTATGGACCGATTTAAAATTATGGTTCCGCAAGATAGTTCTTACAAAATTACTAAAAAGTTTACTAAAAATATTGGTTTAAAGTTGGAGACAGTCCCCCTTAATAAAGGTGAGGAACTTTTCAAGAGCGAAACTACGAGTCTACCTATCTTATCTTTAATGAAAGGTGATATATTTGACTCCGCTTCTGAACCTATACTCCATCATCCCCGCCTAGCTCATAAAATTTCAAAAAATTCTCGAGAAGATAAAACTACTCGATTGTATCCAATTAAGTCAGACAGTAGATTAAAACACTGGCCTTATCAATTAATCAAATTGAATTGGTCAACAACGGAATTGCCAGATATACATCTGTAATTCCGTTTATAGCATTAGAATCTAATAAATGTCTGGAAATGGAAACAACGCGAGCACTCCTAACTCTAAAGGAAAGAAGAAATCAAAAAATAACAACAAAGTTAAAGAATCAGTCAAAATATCGACAAATTCTATTTCTATTAATAATAAAACTGGGTCACGTAGTCCTAAGACTATGACTATGGGTAATTCAACTATCCTATCTCATACCGAAACTTACGGTGTGAATATTACAGGATCAGCTAATTATGAAACATTTGCGACTTTCGCAGTACAACCCGGAATTTCGACATATAGTCGGGGTTCTCCACTCGGTCAATGGTTACCGCAAATTGCGGCCAATTTTGATAATTATGAGATATTATCACTCAAACTTACATATAGATCAGCTTGTTCTACTTTAGAACCTGGTCTTATAATATTTGCTTATGAACCAAATCCAGAAGGCACAACTCCTGTCTCTTATCAAGAGATTCGAAATATGCATTCAGTCGATGGTTCAGTACATGCAAACTTGAGTTTTGATGTTTCTAAGTTAGTAAAACGTCCATATCTAATCCGAAAGAGAGCCGTAGTCAATCTTCCATCTTATGATGCAGGAAAGATTTACATTTCTACTATAGGTTGTACCGATGATGCCAAATTAGGCTTTGTCGATGTTACTTATTCAGTTCGTTTATATAATCCCCAATCCCAGAATTCATCTACGGAAATAGTTCCGATTACATTTAATCCTGTTGCCCCTGTACAATTAGTTCGTGTTACCGGAGTCACCGGTGCTACAATCAACGCTGCTAGTGCAGCAAATGATGTGACTAGTGTATTACTTGCTCAAACAAACACAACCATTGGCGCAAATCTTTTTGCCGCTGGAAACTATGCTTCTCCTGCTTTAAATTTAAATTTTAGTGGAATGAAATTTGTTGATAGTGCTGCCAACCGTTATCATTGGGTATGTAATTATTCTGGACGCTATCGCGTTGATTACATTTATAATTGTGATTTTGAAGATTTGAAATTATTTGCTTCTGCTATTATGACCCGAATAGGCGCAGGCCCATGGGTTATAGCTCAACAGCAGATCGTTTCAGTGATTGATGGATCTGATCCTCAATTTATAGACACGGTTCCAGTAGGACATCGCGGTTTCACGGGTGTTGTCACCTTAGATCCCAATCCTGCGACCGACTTACCTTTAGTCGGTAGCCATGAAATATCTATACTTCAAGGTCATTATTTAACAGTAGCTATTGGTGTTCAAGAGTACAATAATGTCTCTACTACAACTGCAAACGTTAAGTTTGTAGCTGGACGTGGAAACCAGTGCAATATCCGATTCACTTACTTAGGGCCAATACAGACTCTAGGTTAAATGTTCAGACTAAAAATATCTTTTACTTTAATAACTTTCTATTTTCCTTTAGTTTACCCATGAACCTTATGGTTCAGATGGGTAACTATTCGAGGAATGAAGCTACCTGAAGGGGGTGCTAAGTTCGATGACCAATCGAACTTTAGTGAACACCTTGCTCTCATTTTGACAATAGTTGTCCATGTTAATTTTGCT